CCATACAGCTTCAAGAACGGCTTGGCGGCAGTGACGGCAAACTCCAACTGATAGGCTTTGTTCGAGGTGGTATTCGCCATCGTCCCGAGAGTGCCGGAGGCCAGCGCATACGTCCCTCCAGTCGTAGCGGAGTGGTAAAGACTGGTCCGGAGGGTGTTCTTGGTTCCCCCCGTCTGAGTGCCTCTTTGGACGACGAAGCACACTCGATCAAAACCAGACGCGTCTACCTCAACCGGAGTCCAGCCCCCCGAGGTCGAGAGGTTGGCAACTCCGGCCACCTTGAACTTTGCATCTGACGTGATTAGATGGGCCATGTCAGCCTCCTAACTCAGGATCAGGTGCTTGAAGGCTTCGGCCTGGCCGGGCATTCCACCTCGGCGGAACTTCGCCAAGAGCCCGATCTGCCCGTTGCCAGCATAGAGCTCATCCAGCCGTTGGATGATCAGGCCCATGCGCTCCACCACGAAGTAATAGCTGAAGTCGCCGATGAGGAGCGGCTTCAAGCCCGTGGTCATGGCGGGCATGGTTTCATCCGAGTAGAACGGCACGCCGTCGATTCGACGGGTGAACTGATCGCTTCCCCCGACCGCGCTTCCGGCCGGCGTTCCCTGGAACAGGAACGGATTGCCAGTCAGGGCGAAGATCGAGCCCTGAGTCGCCCGCTTGGAAACCAGCGCCACGGATGGGCTGGAGGCATACGGCGCCCCCAGCGAGTAGATCAGCGAGCTCACGTTCGCGGCGGTGATGGCATTAGTGCCCGCCGCGGTTACCCCCAGCCCCGATTCGATCAGAGCTGCCTTCGGCTGAGAGGTACCCGTGCCAACCGAGATGAAGTAGTAGTTTTCCCACTCGGCTTCGGCCCGGCTGAAAGCATTGGTCAAGAACGGCCCCAGATTGGCCTTCTCGTCGCCCAACAGTTCCTCGGAGATCTTCACCAGCTTGGTCGCCTTGTGAACCGTTGCCACGACTTGCCCGAAGGTCGGCTCGTCCTCGTTCACTGCCGCCTCTTCAGCCGTGATGGCAAACTTAGCCATCGAGGTGCCCTCGGTCGGGATCAATACCCGATCGAGTGAGGTCTGGATCACCGTCGCGCCCGCCCGCCGGATGACGCTCATGTCGTCCCGCTTGGCGACGACCTGATTGAAGAAATCATCCGGGACCAGGAAACCGCCTTCCCCGTCGGTTTGACCTTGCAGCGCAGCCTTGACTTCCGGGATGTCATCATTCATCGCCAGCTGGAGCTTCGCCGCTTCTGCGTAGACCTTCTGATACGGCTTGTTGTCGCGGGTGCGAAGCATGTGGAAGTACGCCTTCAGGCCACCCACATCGCTCCCGGTTTCAGCAACCCGCATCGTGTTGAAGCCACCCCTCCAGGCCGGGGTATCGGCTTCCCACTTCTTCTTTTCCTCAGCCAAGCGGGTCTGGAACTTGGCTTCCTCGGCGGCCTTCGCTTCCTGTTGGGCGCCGAGAATGGCGACCACTTTGGCAGCGATGGCATCGGCATCGACCCCAGGGGTCTCTACCTTCAACTTCTCATCAGGCATTGTCTTTACCTCTTTCGTTTTGGGTTCTGTCTCGCCGCCGGTCTTCTTGCCTACGTTCGCCTCTTCGGCCTCATTGAACGTCTCTGGCAAAGTTAGCCCAGCCGCGTCAAACAGCGATTTGAGTTGCGTCACCCCGATGGTGCGTGGTTCAGCCGGTGTCGGGGTGAGCGAGTATTCCACCACCGGCCAGCGCAGGATTTTTCCACCGTTGCGTCGTGCAAGATGCGAGGCTGTGCCGCTCGAGAGCCCGATCACGCCCTCGCCAATCAACTGCAATACGGCATCGACATAGGCTTTGGAACGGTCCAGCTGCGCTTCGATCCAGACTCCCACTTCATCGGCTTCTTCGATCTTCACCGATCCAACCGCCCCGGTCACTTTCTCATTCAGCGTATGGTCATAGAACATAGCCTTGACTGGAACATAGGTCAGTTCCAACTCGGTCTCCACGGTGAAGGTATCCCCTTCGAGATCCTTGCCTCCGAAGACCACGCCATAGCCGGCGATGATGGCTTCGGTATCGGTGCTCGATTTGATCGTGACAGGTCCCGGTTTTCTCAAACTCTTACCCTCCCTCCACTTGCTCATGCAGATCGCTACGGCCTGATCCTGCTCATTCCCCTCGTCCACCATCATGGGAACGCATCGAGCCATGAATTCATCTTGTGACTCATTCTCTCCAGGCTCAGGCACTACTTCCCTTCCAGCGCCGCGTCCACGACTTCTTTCACGATGCGGCTCACTTCTTTGGATTCTCGCTCGCTCACATCCTCGGTCGTCTTCCAGCCTGTATCCCGATGATAGCGGGTCTGTTTGGATCGATCCTGCACCAGAGGACCATAAGAGGTATCACTTCCCACCACTTGCTGCAATCCTCCGCTCCGTTCTTCAACGGTCCAGCTTCCTCCAAGCCGTTCGGAATTCGGGGAAATGCCCCGCCGATAGGGCACCTGGATCTGACCTGACTTGAGCTTGGCGAAGAACCCTCTCCGCTGCAGATCGGACACGAAGGGCTGGGGGCGCCGTGAGACAGGCGGGTACTTCGCAATCTTGCCTTTCACATGGATCGCTCCACTTCGAAGCCCTACCTTCACCGGCTGCAAGGATCCGATTTTCTGCATGATTTTCCGCAGCTCAGGCAAGCCCTCAATCCGAATTCCGACTTCAGCCAACGGTTACTCCTACGAATTCATGTGATAACCAGCACCTGCATCTTGGATGAAGGGGAGGGGGTTCATTCCATCCATCTCCTTCTACCTTGTCGGCCAGCGGGCCGCATAAGGGACACACCAATTCATCTTCAGAAGTCCGCCAGATCGCTTCCATCTGCACACCCTGCGATGCCAGCTCATTAACAACACTGAGTTCACCTTGCACGGCCGCCCGAGTCACTTCGGTTGAGGCGATCAGATCTGCTCTCACCGGCCCGTAGAGTTCGGAGAGCGCCGCCCGCAAATCCCCGATCGTCTGCTGCTGTTCGAAGAAGGCAGCTACGGCGTCGGATACAGCCCTCCTAGTCGTCTCGGTGATTCCTTGGACGAGATCGAAGCTGTATCGTCTCGCCCAATTGATCGCATTCTGATTGACAATCCCCCAATCCACTCCAATAGGTTGAGCATCGAGTATCTGTTGGGCTGCTGCGGTGTAGATGCCCTGAAAATTGCGGCTGAGGGCCGCTTGTAACTCCTCTCCCGTTTCTGTCCAGAAGGAAGCAGGCACGTTGTTAATGTCCGGTGGATCGCCCAGCTCTTCAAGCAGTCGCCCTAGATGAGCTCTCTCAATCTTCCCCAGCTCTCTCGCAAGATCTCCCTCCCAATCCATCCGATCATTGAGTTCTGCCACAAATGAAACGCCCACTCCATTCGGGAGCGGGCGCAGATGCGGCGGCTCGATTAGGCGGGACCCCTACGGGTGCGGCTATTTGGCTTCGGTTATTGTATATCGTTTCTCAATGGCGTGGACGACCATCAGGAGCGCCCGGCGGATGAGGATCCAGAAATCCTTCTCGCTCATGCCGTGATCTTCCGCCGCACAAACAGATGCCCCTCCGCGGCTGCCACGACAGCTCCAGTCCCAACCCAGCGGTGATACCAGATACCTTCCTCATCCACAACGATGTCCTTCAAATAGGCACCCGTCCCACTATTGGATGGTGTGGATGTCCCTGCATTGCCACTGGGATCTGTGACTTTCAGCACGACGCTGGATGGATTGGTCGCCACATCATTGACGGTGAAATTGGCCGTCAGGCGGATGCCGTCTCCTACATCGTAGACATTGCTCATCGAAGGGTATCCGAAACGACCACATCGAAACGAACGTCATCCATGAGAGTCACGTCATGGTAGAGGAGCTGGTCTGAAAGAACGACATCGTAATACGCCAGGTCCGCAACAGAGACATCTCCAATCGCGAACCCGGCTCCGATCGTGACGCCGCTATAGCCCCAGCCACTTTCCTGTCGCCATTCTCGATCATGGACCGCGTTAGGCGTGACCGAAGAAGGTGCTCCTGGATTGAGAGAGACCGCGGAAGCCCGTTTTTCAGCGGTATCAAGTGCCACATCAATTCCACTTGCCTGGGCGATCCCGATAGCCGGGCATGGTGGGTATGCCCTGCATCCGGATCATGGTCGGCTGTCCACCTATGGCCGTGATGCTGATCCCGGAATATCCCCAGCCGGCCTCCTGCCGCCACTCACTATCATGACTTGCATTAGGAGTGACGGTAGGAGGCGCGGCATACGCCAGGGAAACAGCTGAAGCCCGTTTCTCGGCGGTATCCAGAGCCATTTACGGACCAGCGACCATTTCAGCTTCGGAGTAGACCGAACCATCATCGGTGAGCGTCTTCTTGGCGATCACCGTTCCGGCATCGTTATAGATCTCCTTGAAGTCGGAAGCCCCAGCGGTGTCGATGTCCAGCCGGTTCCTGAGCGCCATATAGAGCAGCATCAAGGCCGTCCGTACTGTCGGAGTCGCTGTGGGGATCGCTTGGGAGAGTTCGGCGATCGCGCTATCCAGTGCATCATTGACTTCGCTCTCGACCTCCGCATCCCAAGCCGCATTCCACGGGACAGCAGTAAGCCCAGCACCGGCCACACCGATGTCATCGGTATCAGCGAGTATCGCGGCGATACTCGCACCCAAGAACGGCGTGCTGTCGCTCAGGATCGAGTCTCTGATTTCCTGAACGGCAGAGGTTGCCAGTTCTGACGCGGCGATCGTGTCAGCCGCCACCTTATCTGCCGTGATCGCATCCGTCCCCAGGTTGATCGCTAGGATCGCAAAGTCCGCGATCTTGGCTGAGGTGATGGCATCGGCTCCTATCGCCCCTGCGTCAATTGCACCATCTGCGATTTCGGAGGCCCCGATGGCATTGGCCGCGATCTTATCTGAGGTAATCGCGTCCGTTCCGATCTTCGCTGCCGTGATAGCAAAAGAGGCGATAGCCGATGCGTCAATTGCTCCAGCCGCAAAGGTGGCCGCATCGATAGCCGAGTTCGCGATAGCCGCCGCATCGATCGCCCCCGCCGCAAACGTCGCAGCATCAATGGCACCGTTCGCGATCTCTGAGGCACCGATCGCATCCGCGGCGATCTTGGCTGCTGTGACCGCGTCCGTAGCTAACAGGCCAGCAGTTAAGAAGAAGGCATCATAGTTCGACGTACCCAAAGCTCCCGACGTATTGTCGAGATCAAGCCCTACTTCGCCGGCCGCCGTCACATCGATTGATCGACCCGTAGTGGTCGGGAAGGCCAGATCCAGCAGCTGCCGGGTTGCGGTGTACATCACATTGACCGCAGTTTTGGCATCGGTGGTCGTGGTCTTGGTGATCGTGGTCACGATGTCGGCGTTCGCTTCTGTGGAAGTCAGGAGCAGCTTGTAGATTCCGCTTGCCCCTACTTCTGTCGCCTCGTTCGTGGCATCGATAAAACCACCGGCATCCTTGTCCACTTCCGAATCCAGCGCCGCGGCAGAACTCACTAAATCCCCGTCATTGTCATAGATCGGGAATGTGACGGTGAATGCCGCGTTCTTTTTTACAGGCCAGTCTGCCATTTACTCATCTTCCTTTCCGAACAAATCTCGTAGTTTATCTTTCAGATTCTTGTTAGGCTTGGGATGGATTTCTTCTGGTATATGAACCTCCCTCAACCAGTTTTGTTCCTCGGTTGGTTCCATACTGGTCACGAGGGAGGGTCGTAGACCACTTACCCGCACTCGATCCTTGGGGCTGATCGCCAGATTTGCCTGAGAAGTTCCCTTTCGCACATCATACTTGACTTTGAGGAAAATATCATCTGCTTCATCGCCAGGAGGAGCATCTTCGATCCCAACAAGCTGGGCAATGAAGGTCCCTTTCCGCTTGTGGTGGATCAAGTAAACTTGGCCGATTTTGAGTTCCTTGGTGGTTTCCATCAGTTCCATCTCCCTGGGCGATCCCGGCTCCCTGGCCCGGTCGGGATGCCTTGAGTCCGCTTCATGAACGGCTGGCCCCCCGCGGCTACTTCCGATGAAATCCCGGAGTAGGTCCAGGCGATATGCTGCCGATCGAGCTGCGAGATCGTTCCGTCGGGGGCGGGAGGAGCTAGATTGTAGGATTCAATGATCTGGACCGAGGACCGGCGCTTGCTGGTCGTGTCTAGGTCCGGCATTATGGGCCAGTCCCGATCTCCCCACGCGTGTAAGTCGTGGCATCGTCCGAGACCGTCGCCTTCTGATCCACGGTAGCCGCATCGTCAGCGAATACCGAAAGCGTGGTCGAGGTTTGAGTGATCTTGTTCCTCAGGAACTTGTAGAGATAGCCGATCTTTTTGACCAGCGTCGTCGTCGCGGGCGGGGCTTCCTGGCCCGGCTCGGCGAAGGTATCGACGTTCAGCACGTCCAAGACTTCGGTGTTGATCGCGGCCGTGGCATCTCCGCCTTCGATCAGAACTGTATTTGCATCGACCTCACCAGTCGCTTGTTGTAGGAGCATTTCAAACAAAGGACCCGCAGGAGGAAGGATCACAAATCCGTCGCCGTCTCCAGGAGCTTCCGTAAATGGTTGATTGAACGCGCAGTTCTTGCTCCCTCCCGTATATGTAGAAATAATCCGGGCCTGACCAGCCAAAGGCCCTTGAATGAATCTCAGCAGATGTCCGTTGTAATGATTATTGGTCGCTTCCACCAAGAAAGTATCGAAATCACTGGCCGTCGGACTGCCATCATTAACCGAGACCGATTCATAGCCCATTGAGACAATCAGGCTAGTTAAACTTAGTTCGTCGCCTTGAATCAGATCAGATACATCTCTGCCGAGAATCCTCGTAGCGGCCGGATCTCCTAGATCGAATGCTCCAGCAGCAGGGAGAATTTCATAGGTTATTCCTGCTCCAATAGATGCGGTCGCATCTGGAGTGAATGAAAGCGTGTCCGTCGCGGCGACGAAATCCGTAATCAACCGGACCTGGTTTGCCACCGCGCCCGAAGTAAATAGAATCCAAGCCCCGTTCCAAACATCATCCGCTTCGGTCCGGGCCGCGTCGAGCATCGTCGATGTTGAGCCGCCGGCATCGGAAGTTCCGGTCACTAAGGCGCGCAATTCGGTTGTTACATCAGCTGCAAGCGAAGCCGCAGTGACCACATTCGCGGCCATCGCTCCTACAGTCACTACCTGATCCGAATCTTGAGTGGTTTGGATGCACAGCACGAAATCGGCCCATTCCTTCGGGCTGGTCTGATCGATGCCCACAAGAGTCACTACATCGGCATTCATCTCAGTAGATGATAACGTGATAAGAACAAGGACCGACGAGGCCGGACTTACCGAGGGAAGCGTCGCCAAGTTGGTCAAGCCACCCGCATCCTTATCAACCTTGAAATCCCCCGCCGCAATGGTCGGACTGGACTTGAACGACCCGGAATTCGCCATGTCTTCCAAGGAAATCCGGATCAGGAAGTCTTCGTTTTTCTTTGGAGGATTGTAAGGAGCGGCCATCTAACTAGATCCTCTGATAATGAGCGCTGGGGATAAGTTTAGAGACAGATGCCATTATAGCGTCTACCGGTGTATCCGCCCAAAAAGCTACCGAGAATGGAAAAAGAAATCGTGGGACGCAACATAACCATTTAATGTTAAAGTTTAGATTGGTCAACATAGTCTCTGCACCCCAAGTGCTTCCGCCATCTTGTGACACTTTGTAATAGATGTTGATGGAGGTAAGAAACGTCTCGCTTCCATCACTTTTTCCGCCGTAGAAGACATACCAGTATTGAGTTTCTGTATCAATCCCAATGGCAGCTAATCCTTGATCATCCGTAGAATTTAGGACCACATTGGTTACTTCAGTAATCGTCGTATCGGTGATTGTCCAGCACCGCAGATCCGCGTTAGCCGTATCTATAGCGCTCCAAGCCACCACAACATTCTGACTGTTAGCAATGTCCACTGTAGCGGCAACATGAGGAAATGCCGTAGCGGCAACTTGGTCTGTCATACTCGTCGCGATACTGGTCTCGGCCCAGCTATTCCCTGAATCATCGTATCGTTTGACGCTGAGTTCCTCCGCGCTAGCATCCCAAAAGATCAACATTACATCCTGGGTATCGGCATTCCATCCCGGCAGGAGAAGATACTGATCTTGAGTCGCTCCTTCACTAGGATCGGCAATCGCAGAACCCCACGTCGCGCCTACATCGGTCGATTCCCAGGCGCCATCCTCTGCACCCGCATCAATCGATCCGGTCACAACAAGATTGCCGCCTCGGGCACGGGTGATCGAAAGCGCGCCTCCGCTAGCTGTAGTCCCCCCAGCAAAAACAGTTGTCTGAGTGCCGAGGCCATCGCTGTTCTCAGTATCAATGGAGCGGTAGAGAATGTCATCGCCGACGCTTTCGGTATAAGCGCAATGAATCAATCCTGCAGCAATGCCACTCCAACGGTCATACCAGATCGATAATGCCGTGGCTGAACCTGTAAATATGGTAGTTTGAACACTCCAAGATAAGCCGTTATCGCTAGATTTCTTAAATGCCACATCGTTGAGGCCATCCACATAAATGCAATAGAGAATACCCGACGGTGTTGTGACAAGATATGAGGTCCCACCGCCAGAGTATTGGATTGTAGGAGTGAACTCGGCCACAACAGCATCTACCCGATTCGCCATAATATCAACTCATTTGCGTTATTGCGGTTTTCGTTTCACCATGAGCATAATTTGCGCGTAATTTTCATGACCCGAGGACCCAATCTGGATGATATAACTCCGACCACCGACATCCATCTGAATGCTGTCGTGAACGAAATCCCGCTGGAAGAGCGTCCCGTCTTGCAAGGCATCCCAAGCGGTATCCAGCCGATTGAGAATCTGTGTTCGGACTTGTGCAGGAACGGGCATGTCGCTACGGCACCATCCGAACGCCTTTGAAGTACGTCCCGGTCGCGGCCAGCGAAAAGCCGCGCAGTTCAATCTCCACATTGATCACCGTCAGACCCCCCTTGACATCCACGTCGCACGTCAGATAGAACGGCGAACCCGAGGCCGTCCATACCGCGCCGCCCGTGATTTTGCCACAGACTGCGGTGCCCGGCTGGCGCGTCGGAGTCAAAGTCGGGATTGAGGTGTTCGTAGGAATCGGGGTCTCAGTCGGTATGAGTATCTCCGTTGGAGTGAGCGTTACGGTGGGTTGCAATGTCGGAGTCGCGGTCGGGAATTCTCCGCCGAAGGTCAGCGCGGCAAAGGCATCAACTAGGCCGAACCCGTAGAACTTATCCCAGCCGACTGTTCCCTTGTCGGCCGCGGTGAGCTGCAAAACCTGACGAGCCTCAGCATTCGTCAGTGCGGGCCGAAAACTCAGTAGCAAGCCCCCGGTTCCCGCGGCGTGCGGAGTCGCCATCGAGGTTCCTGAGAGAGAACGATAACCCGAAGGATCGCACAAGCTACATGAGCCGGTCGGGACGCTACTGAGATTCCCTACCCCCGGCGCGGCTAGTTCCACTTCCAAGCCATAAGTCGAGAACGAGGCCCGATTGTCCAAGGAATCGGTCGCCGCGACCGCAATCACGCTGTCATAGCGAGCCGGATAGAGCACGCCTTCTCCGCCCGAATTCCCTGCCGCGGCAAAGATCAGCACGCCTTTGGCGTACGCGTAATCCACCGCGTCCTTCATGACCTGGCTGAAGCCGGACCCGCCCAAGCTCATGTTGATGACATTAGCCCCGTTGTCGGCCGCCCAGATGTTTCCCGCGGCCACGGCTTCCCATGTCCCCGATCCGCCTGAGTTCAGAACCTTCACGGGCTGGACTAGGCATGCCCAGCACATCCCGGCCACGCCGAGACTATTGTTCGTGTTGGCCGCCGCGATGCCGGCGACGTGCGTCCCGTGCCCATGATCGTCAGCTGGATCAGGGTCGTTGTTCACGAAGTCAAACCCGGCTACGCACTTGCCTGCTAAATCCTCATGGCCGCAGGCGACCCCGGTGTCGATCACCGAGATGATGACGGCATCCGAACCGGTCGAGAGATCCCAAGCCTGCGGACCCTTGATCCGAACTGGGCCGTATTGCTCGGTCCAGCGCGGGTCGTTCGGGATCGTTTCCACGGCAAAGACCAACCCATCGACCTCGGCATAGACCACGGGGTCGGTCGCCTCCAGTTGGTCGATGACAGCCAGTTCCTCGCCCTCACGGACTCCCGCGACCGTAACATCGATTTCCGGGATCTCCGACTGATACCAAGCCCCGAACTGTTTGAGGTGGGCATCCCGAGCCTGGATCGGAAGCCCGGGCTTGAATCTGACGAGGATCTGCCCCGGCGCGAACTCTGAGATCGGCTGATCGGCTTGGGCCGGGAATCCTATGAAGGCAATGGCAATCAGAACTAAGAGTGCGGCGATCCATTTCTTCACGGGTATCCTCTCCATGCCTCAGCAGCTCGCATGATCTCGGTGACATCGGCCGCGGTTTTGGCCGCTTCGAGCTGGCCTTCAATGGACTTCTTGAGTGTAGCAGGAATGTGCTCCGTAGTGAAAGCCCGAAGTACCTGGCCGCGCTTCATTCGGTTAATGGCGAAGCGTTCCCACTGGCGCATCTCTTCCCCCATCATATCCTCGCGGCCATTCTGTCGAGGTCCGGGTCGGGGCTGCTGGGCGAATACCGGGAACTCTCGTTGAGGCTTTTCCTTGGCGGGTTTGACTTCCAATTCTTCGGCTGCTGCTTGGGGATCTTCGATGCCTTCTCTTACCAGAGTAGCGTGTCTCTCGGCCTCGATCTGCTGATCCTCGGCCATGACTTCCAGCTTATCCCAGCGCCACTTGAATCTCAGGCCGGGCTGGAACTCGTCCAGATATTCCGCTTCAATGACCCCGCTGAGATACTCGCCCCGAGGCTTGATCGCATTGATGATCAGGGCTTTCATCTGCTCTCGAGAGGCTGCAAAATTGGCGGCCTCCCAGGCTCCAGCAATCGCCGGCGGGACTCGAAATACTGCACACACATCCCGTCGCACCTCCGCCAGGATCTCGGCCAGTGCCAGATCCTTGGTGGGATACCCGATGATGTTCGGCTTCATCCCGTGGGTAGTGAAACCGGCTCGATGTTGATTCTCTTTCTTTCCGAAGGCCCGTTTCCATGCGGCCACGATCTTATCCAAGGTGGATTCATCAATGGATTGATCGGATGAGAACACGATCGGGGGAATGGCATAGTTCTTGAAGAAGGCGGCTGTATATTCCGCGGCGTTCACGCCGGCGTTCACGGCCGCCATCGCAACCGAGAGCTTTGAGAGTCCCCCCAGATCATTGAAGGGATCATATTCCCGAAAGTACATCACATCTTCCCGCGGGAACGTCCGATCAGCCGAAGCCCGGCCAGGGAGCCTTTGAGTGAATCCCTTGATCCCCTCACTGTCCGCTTCCAGCTTGATGGTCGAGGGATTGAGCCGCATCAGACCCTTGATCCTTTGAGTAGCCTGCCCTCGGGCCTTCAGCCAGTAAGCGACCCCGAAGATGTCCAAATCCGATTCGGTCGCCCGCATCAGATCATTCCCGTTCATCTCGGGATTGACTTCCTTCAAAGTTTGTACTGCAGGGTGTGTCGCTTGAAGCGGACTATCCTCATCGGTCTCAGGCACGATCTCCCATTCAACCCCTGCAATGGCATCGGCCCGGATGGTGATGCAGGCATAGGCCCATACCGAGGCCTTATAGGCTTTGATGAGATCGGTCGATGAGACCCCCTCGCTCCGCTCCCAAACCTTATCAGCCTGCCAGCCCGGAAGGGTGACGATGGCCTTGAAATCCTGCCCGTTGATCTTCCCGAGATTGATTATGCCCATCGGAAGCTCGGCTCTCCACCGAGCATGAGTTCGGTCAAGACCCACACCATCGCATCGACCCGGTTGGGAGACCAGTCTGATTCGCCGGGTACCCAGTTGCACATTTCGTCTTCCAGCTCGGCCTGCTCACCCACATGATGAATGCGGCCTTTCTCGTAGAGTGCTGCAATCGGTTCAGCGCGAACCATCTTGCCTCTCGAGGCTCGCACGGAAGTATAGGCTACACCCGAACCCTCGGATACATTGCGGATGACGTTTTCCACCATGTCTCCGCCGTGGTTCACTTCCCCAATGATACGGTCAGCCTTGTTCTTGTGATAGGCCGAGACGACCGCGCTTCCCCATACAGCCGGCTTGACCCCCGGAGCGGGCGTCGCATCCTCCAGAATGTAGGCATGATACTCATCCCCTATCTTCGCTTTCCCAGCCACGATGATGCCTGTCTGCCCGGTCGAGGATTGAGGATCTACGCCTACCGCGATTCGAATGAGCTCAGGATGCTTATTCACCCGGTCAATGAGATCGCGGTTCCATAATGCCCGTGGATCATCATCGACTTCGGCCGCCAGGATCTCGGCCTTGTACGCCAGCTCGGTCATGTCGGTTGAGATCTCAGCCAGAGCCTCCCGGCTGAGGTAGGGATTCTCCAGGCTGGAGAACAAGAACGATTCCCATCTCCCGGTCGTGTCTTCAGAAGCCCGCTTGTAGAGTTCCTTGGAATGATTCTTGCCCCGCTTCTGGGTGAAGATAAAGACCGCATCGCCGTCATTGTCCAGGAGCATCGGAGCTCCAACCTCGTTCCAAGTGTCCTCGCTCATCAATTGGAACTCATCGAGAATCAGTAGATCCGCATAGTCCCCCCGGAGGGTATCCGCATTCCAGGCTGTCTTTCCTCGAATGCGTTGCTCGGTGCCTTCTAGCTCAATGGTGTGCTTGGTCTCGTTCTTGTTATAGACCCCATGATCGATCGGTTCCTGCAGGGCGATTTTGCATTCATGCCAGAAGCGATCGACCTGATCCTGGGTAGGTGTAGCGTAAAGAATGCGCCTCCCTTCGAGGAAGGCGCGGATGGCAAGAACAGCGACCCCGGTGGTCTTTCCGCTCCGGCGGCCAGCACGAATAACCTTACGCTTGGCAGAGGAATCAATGAATTGGAGTTGCCGGTCGTGCGGGCGCCTCAGCGTTACGGTGAGGTCGAGGGGTGTTTTCGTATTGGACGCGGACAATCACTTCTCCCTGTGTACTCGTTTCAACATGCTGTGTCCGATGGCCCATTTCCGCTGCAATATCATCCAATAATCCTCGATATTGATTGAGTGCCTTAGCTGATAATGCACCGGGGATTGTCAGCAACGAGAACATCTGCTCTGCCAATTGGTTCAGGTCAGCAATACGCTTCCAGTATAGTGCATACCCTGACTCCATAGCGGTTTCCTTCAGCCGATCAAGGTGCGCTTTGGCAACCTCGGCGTCTTTGTCTTTGACACGCTGCTGCCAACCATGATGAACTGACCAC